ACAGATTGCCAATACATATTCGGTTAAGCAACCAAGTGAAACACCAATTAAAGTTAAGAAAGAAAAATACGATAGCCATAGATACGAATGGAATGGTAACGAGCATACACGAGTTCCATATCAGGCAACAAGAACAACAATAAAAGGAATAGATGAATAAATAATAACCTATGCAATAAACACATATAGCTACATATAGTTGTCAATAACTATATCCCACATAATCCCACGCATAATGTCGCAGGCGCAAATTCACAATTTCTGGGCGGGCCCACCCCCGCAATTTATAGAGGTACCAGGGCGGGCCCACCCTGACACCGAAACCGGGAGGGCCCACCCCCTTTAAATAAGAAAAGGGGTCCCAAGCTTACCCTTTATTGACTAATTCAGACGGTTAAGGTAAGACTTTTGAAAACATATTTGAGATATGCAAGACACAGAAAATATTACAAAAAATTTAGAGGGATTGACCCCAGAAGAAAG